AACGCCGTCATTGATTGTCCATATTTTGACTCTATATCTAAATGCAATACAGTCCTCTTTATTGCATTTAGATATAATTAGGTATAGAAAAAGGCCGAACAGTCTTGTGAACTGCCCGGCCTTTTCTCACATGAGCATTGTCGATATTGGAATTATGCGGATAATGTCACCATTTTTGGCTTTAATGCCAACAGAAAGTTGTTTGTAACGCAATCCATCATCCACTAAAACAGCTTCGATGATCACATAGTCCGCAGTTTCAACCAAATCCTTGGTATCTTCCACAATCATTTTTCATTCCTCCTTTGTTTTTCGTTATACTACAAAGGAAGATGTGTTGTCAAGCGCTTTTCATTGAACTTGGTGAAAATTACAAATTATTCACTTGCTTCTATTTTTAGGCCAGTAAAGTTCATAGCTTCAAAAATCCTGTTAATATGCTCGAAAGCTATGCCCTGTATTTCATCAAGGCAATGATCAAGGATATAATCTCTTAGCTCTTTTGTATCCTCCGGATGCATATTACATTCATAAATAAATTCCGCAGTTGCGCTTACAATTTTTTCAGCATCCTTCTTATCCTTTTCATACACAGACGCATTAAAAGCCAGCAGTAGAGTATCATCATCCCCATTCAATGGGAATTTGGGTGAAACAAAGCACTCTATTGCCAATTCTTCTTTTCCATCCTTAATCAACTTAGTATCAACAGCAATTTGACTTATTTTGTATGCTTGTAATTTCAAATTATAGTTCATTGATTTACCCCTCCACTCGTAATTAGATTTCTACTTATGCCATAAGAAAATCCATCTTCGCCTGATTTATAGGCATCTTTATCAATGGAAAATTGTGGAGCATGCTCTGTCCGAGACAGCCTTGATGGGACAAGAAAAACAACCATTGGATCAGTCGTTTTTTTCAATGAGGCTCGCAATGCCTCATTCACATACGCATTTAATGTCATATCGCGTTTGGTTGCTGCCGCCCATATATCCCTGTGCAATTCCGGACTTACTCTTACATTGAATGAGCCGCTAAAGCTTTTGTTCGGATCTTTGCCCTCTTCTTCGCAAAATTCCAAATAATCGTCCACAGCATCTTTGAAAGCTTGTTCCACCTCGCCTGCGTTTTCGCACTCAAATGTGACTAAATCACGAATGCCCTCTATTTTGCCGAAAAGGATTTGATCTTCTTGGCTATATTCCACATTCGCAAAATACCCTTTGTACTGAATAACATTGCTCATTTAATATCACCATTCCTTTCCATAGCAGCAATTATGCTTCTAATCGCAGCTTTTCTAACATACGCATCGGATCCATGAGGTTTGTGAAGAAATATTGTCGTTTTTTCTACATCATCCCTCTTTATAAATACTACTCGAGAACCAGATGTTTTCCCTTTATTATTCTCACTATAACCGTAATGTTTCATGATTTTTCTTAATTCATCATAGGTAAAATCACTTGGAACTAACAAAAACCGGTCCCAGAGTTTTTCAAACTGGCTCAATCCTTTCCACCTCTTTGCAACTAATTTGCAGTTGCATTCTATCATAAGAGTATGTGAAATTCAATAAAAACATGAATTTTTTTATCTTTTTGTCATATTTTTTGATAAAAAACACAGAAAGCCCACCGGATAACGGTGGGCTTTTTGCTTTACTTGATGAATTTACGGTCAATGTCCTTTTCCCAGATACACAGCCAGCCGGAGGGGCAGCGCGCCCATAAGTTGCCGCTGGAGGGCAGCTTGGTCTCCAGCACGGTGATGGTGGTGCCGGAGCGCAGCATAGCGTCTGCGGTCTGCTTACTGCTTGTAGCGTGTCGCCGGCCGTCCGTGGTCAGATCCTTGACCTTCTTGCGTCCGGTGGCAGCGCCTGCGCCCTTGTAGATCCCCCGCACCGCCGTGGTGGTGTATGTACCCGGCTTAATGGTGGGTGCCTTAGGGCTTGCCTTGCGGTAGTTAACATCGCTTTCCGCATAGACAGTCTTGGCTCCCTTTGCGTTGGTAAACAGCCAAATGCCACTAATATCAGACGCAAAGGCGGTAGGCTGTACAAACACTTCCCTGGCGTTCTTGACATTTGTGTACTTCCGCCGATTGGCAGTCAATGTGAATTTGCCATCATACCAGTACGGGTCGAGAATGATCAGGTTACCGTTCTTGTCCAGTCCGCCCACATACACATAGTGGCCGCCGTTGGAGAACAACTTCTTGCCGCCACCGCTGACGCATACAATGGCCTTGCCGCCTGCTTTTAGGTGGTTCTTCAAGTCAGCAACGGTCTTTGCCCGCTTGCTCACAATGGAGTAGTGCTTTTCCAGGTATGCAGCCACCTTATCCATGTTGGTGCCATCTGCGGACCGTGCACCCATCAGCAGGCACTTCTGCGTCCAGGCTGCCGTGTCTAAGCCGGTATAACCAAAATTATGGAGCACCATAAGACTGGCGCACACCCCGCAGCCACTGGTATAGATACAGCCGCTGGTGCCGTACTTATAGGGGTGGGTCTTGCTTGGGTATCTGATAGATTTACACTTTTCGGTGGTCTGCCGGCAGTAATACAGCTTACTCATTGTGTACAGCCTCGCTTTCTGCCGTCTCTGTCCGTTCCAGCGCCAGTGTCTCATCTGCTTTCAAAGCTGCCTTGGTAAAGCTGTTGTTTTTCCACCAAGCAGCCAGGGAAGCTACTACTGCCACCACCGTTGACACGGCGGTGTACACCTCATCATCGCTGAACGGAAGCGGGTTCTTGCCAAAGGCGTTCAAGAGTACATTCAGCAGAGATACCGCCAATACGACGGTTCTTGCAATGGTTCCTGCGGTTACTTTCATTTTTTGTTATCCTCCAAATCTTTAATTCTATGATCCGCAACAGCTTGCTTATTCTCAAGCACATGTATGCGATCCTCAACATTGTACATACGCTCAATCAGCGTATTATGTTTGTCCTGCTTTTTTTCCAGCTGATCTATTCGGTACAAGGTCTTGCTTTGACTCTTATAATTGCCAAATAAATATCCTGCCAGGGAAAACACACCGGACACAACAGCTACGATTATAGCGTCACTCATGGCTATCACCCCCTTGCAGGGCGTTGATCTCTGCCCGGTATGCTGCCCGCTTTTTGCGGATCGGTGCATACTCATCCTCGGACAATGCTCCGTCTGTGTACTTCAAGCAGAGGTAGTCCGTCTCCGCCAACTCAGACTTCAAAAACGCAATACGGCTTTCGATTTCAATGCTCATTTTGCCACCCCCAATACTTCAACTTGCGTGCCTGCACCAATTGTTCGTCCATTGGTTGGGAAACCTAACGACTTAATCGCACCGTGAGCCTCCACATCTTTGAATATGTTGAAGTTAACCTTGTTGCTAAGCCATATACAGCCTTTTTCCATGACATCGGCTGGGTTGAAGCCACTTGACTTATCTGATTTGTTTTGCATTACACGCACCATGTCAGCAGTCAATTCAACCTCTGCAACAACGAAGCTTCCCTTATCTTTTGCAACATCGAAACGAAACGCATTGGGTATGTAAGTCTCAGATGTGTACGAATTCAAATATACAGTTTGGTCTCCGGCACTACTATTGGTAGCAGTTCCAACGCTAACCATGCGCAACTTAATTTTTCTGCACGGCTTAGACAAAATCCAATTTTGCTTGTCCGTTGTATCGGCGTCAAATGTTTTGGTAAACACGGTCTCCCAGGTCTCAACAGAGCCGGTGTTGCCCGCAGTCGGCAGGGTAACCGTCCCACTGCCGTCTGTCGCTCTGCGCAAGACGGCCAGGCCAAAATCAGATTGTGTGACTGTGGCACACTCCACGCCATCTTCTTCAAAGAAAGACACCATCGCCCCGCTGCGTAAGGTCAAGGCATGATCGCCGCTCTTAGCATCGTCAGCATGCAATGTAATGGTGCCCTGGATGTCATAATCCACATTCAGCACATAGGGGCAGAACTCAGAGATGTTCCACCATTCGTGTAAGGTGACCGCATCGCCTGCCGCTTGTGCCAGAGTGCGCACCCAGCTGGTAAGTTTGGCTTGCAACTCATCACTTAACAGGTTCTCTGTGACCGTTTTTAGAGCCAGCCGCATACCGGTTATTGTACGCGGCTTAATATGCTTGGCCTCAATGGCCAGTGAACTGACCTTATCACCGGTGACAGCACCGTCCGCCAGCTTGTTCGTAGTCACAGAGCCATCCGGGATCTCCACCTTGGCGGCAATGTCGGTTTTGTCCGTGTCCGTCAGCACATAGTCCTTGCCATCAGCGCCTGCAGGACCGGGATCACCTTTTGGCCCTTGTTCGCCCTGAGGGCCGGTGTCGCCTTTAGGGCCTTGTTCACCCTGGGGACCTTGCGCACCTGTATCCCCCTTGGGCCCCTGTTCACCTTGCTCGCCTTGTGCACCTATGTCCCCTTTGGGACCTTGCGGACCCTCTGCACCCGGCTCACCTTGGGGGCCCTGCGGCCCGGCTGCGCCGTCTTTTCCCGGTTCGCCCTGCGGTCCTCGCTCTCCATCTTTACCAGGAGCGCCCTGGGGACCTGTATCGCCCTTGGGGCCTTTAATGTTCACCGGTTCCGGGTTGTCTTTCCCGCCGTCATTGGTCCAGCTGATCTCGCCCGCTACGGACACGCTGGGCGTATAAGTGGTGCCATTCACACCCTTACCAATATCCTTGAGCAGTGCCTGCACCTTGGCGTAATAAGACTCCAGCTCCGTTGGATCCGGCGCGTCTGCCTCCACAGCCGCCGCGTCATAAGAACCAGGGCGCACATAAAACACGCACGGCTCCGGGCTAATACGCTGCACCAACTGCTCACCGTCCATAGCATAGCCGTAAACGCCCAGGCGGCACATTCCCTCTTGCAGCGGCGGGGCGAAACACTGTCCATCCACCACAGTGGCAAACTGGCCATTCATGCACACCCGCACGACCAGATCGGCGTATGCCGGATCCAGCTCTACCACACAGCGAATCTGATTGACATTCTCAGCTGTCACCGGGTCTTTGTTTTGTAAGATCACCGCCTGTTGGGTGACCTTAATGTTTAATGTCTGCATAAAATCCTCCTTTTTGGCATAAAAAACGGCGTGCCTTAGCCGCCGTTTGCAGTTGACTGCAATTTGTATTTTACATGGGGATCACCTCCAATAAAAAGGAGCAGGAATAGACACCTGCTCCAACTGACTATTTTATTTTGCGTTCACGCACGGCTCGTGCGCCACTCAAAAAGCCCATTATGTAAATGCTCAAAAGCGATCGGCTGCATCTCCACTGCACATCTTCTGAACAATCGGAACGATATGCATCACGGTAACAAAGTCTTACCCTTTCCAAAATGTCCACCGTTGCTATATCCGACAGGCGTATAGCCTCATCGATGTTGCAACGACAACTAAAATTCTCATGTGATTCCATCATGGCCTCCTATATGCATAGCAGACGGAAGGTTTCTCTCCCCTTGGGTGTTACCAATGTTTGAGTGCCTGCCCATTTTGTTTTATCATTATAGGATTCTTTGATTTCAAACAATCCTGCATTCTTGTCCTCATACGGCATTAAGCGCCCGCGCTTATCACGGTATAAATATTTTTTGTCTAACAGGAATGCAATAAAGGTCTTAGGACCGATTCCCAGTTGCTTTGCGGTTTCTCGAAAATTCGTAAGCAAATTACGACTTACCAATTCATCAAAATATTCTGCCTTTGGTTGCATTGTTTGTACCGCCACCGTAAGTTTTGAATTCTCTTGCATAGCCGTTCTTAAATTCTGCTCCGCCATACGCAGCGCCCTGGACATTACCATTTCAGGCGTATTCCAAGCATTTTCCAGCTCGATGAAATACAAGCGTGCCTGTTTACCTCTATCATTGCGCTGGAGCATACAGAGTTCCTTGGCCATTTCAATGGTCAACTGCGCATCATTTCCCGGTCTACCACGCTCGCCGGGTTTTTCGCACAAAAATGTGCGAAAATCATTGCCCTCCACAAATCCATATTCGCACATTCTCGGAAACCAGTTGCGAAATGGGCTTTTCACTTCCAAGAATTTATGCAATTCTCTTGCCGACACCGTTGGCCTATCGTCATCGTAATTCACTTTGATTAACTCGTTCATAAACAAAAACTCCTTACAAAATAATCTTGCAAGAGGTCCTCGTATTTGGTATAATAAATCTGTCAGTGGAGAACCTCTGCTGCTGTTTAGGGATTTGCTTGTGCTTGGTCGTGTAAGCAAATCTCTTTTTTCTTTTCAAAAAATGCCACATAATGCCGTTTCCTATTTTCGCCCAAAAATGGGCGAAAATACCGATTCACATTTTTTGATCATCCAGTGCTGTAATTGCGTCCATAACTTTTTGCGTTTCTTCTGCTGAAAAATCATAACGCAGCTTTTTAGAAAAAGTGCAATCGCTCATGCCCAGATAATCCGCGACTTGCCACAGACGCAAACCAGAACGAATAATTGTACTTTTGATTTCTGACCCCTTCATTTTCACACCTCCTTTCGCATTCGATGTCATTATGATATCATTTTCGTAGTATTATGTCAACAACATTAGCAAAATATTTTTTTGTCGTTTTATTGTTGACATATCCCCTCTTATGTGCTATTTTTAATTTAGACACAAAAACAATTATATTGAGGTGTTGAAAATGACGAATATTAACTACAAGGAAGTTGGCAATAGATTAAAGCGACTGATTGCAGAAAAGAATATGAACCAAATTGAGTTTGCAAAGCTCTGTAATGTGAGCGAAGCTACTTTGCGATTGCATATTCGCGGTGAAATAAAGAAAGGGATCAACTGTGATTGCTTATATGCATATAGCCGGGAACTCAATGTTTCTATGGAGTATCTACTTACAGGAGTTGAAACAAAGAAGCCCGTTGCAATAAAGTATGCAGACATCATCAATGCAATCAACCTCTTGATCGATGCATTTGGAACCGAAATTATCAGCCCATGCAATGACGAGTTTGCGGACTGTTTATACATTGCAGATGAGCCTATCCAAACCTACTTGGAAAAAATCAGGCTTAATGGACATATTCGCGAAGATCTTGAAAGAATCAACGAGGGTGAAACATACAACAAAATGCGTAGAGAATGGGCAGGATTATCTTGCAACAGATATAGTTACACTACAAAGAAGATCATCCCCTACGATGACGATGACGACAACTTGCCCTTCTAAGTCAAAAAGGCTTTCGTCTACAAACAGGCGAGAGCCTTTTCGTTTTTCTTGCAATCTGTGGGGAAGTGTGGTATGGTGGGGAGTGAAAGGAGAGATGAAGATGAAGTCTAAGGCCAAAGTGTGGATCCTTGTTGTGACCGTTGTAGTGGCGGTGGGGGTCGGTATCGGTGTGTGGGTGCACTATGATCGAGTGCATGATCAGGAGACAGCCAGTCTGGTAGATCACGCTGTATCCAGTGCACTGGCTGGTGTTACTACACAGCCCACAGAGGCCACTACAGAACCGGCAGCCACAGAGGCGACCGCAACCACCACAACTACAAAGCCCACAACCACTAAGAAGAAAAAGAAGAAGAAACATACCACCACGCAACCGCAAGTAGTGTATCGCACCGAAAGGAATGGCACAGTAGCCCCAGCCGCAATAAGAGAAACAACCACTAAACGAACGAAGCCAGTCGGAGCCATTGGCGAAGTTATCCATTCAGATGATGGAGATTACTGGGCAACGAACAAATGTGCAACGCTTGATCCCGACGAATATGGAGGCAGGATTAGCACACTAATATTCATCGATCAACATGGCAAAGAGTTTATATTTCCTGAGGAGAATTCTAAAACTCGCCAATATTTATAACCACAAGCGGACAGGCAATTGCCTGTCCGCCTTTTTTGTTTACAGTTTTGCTTTCAATGCATCCACCTCTGCCCGCAGATCGTCCAACTGCTGTTTTTGCTCTTGAATGAGCTTAAGCATTGCCGGGATCATAATACGATCTTGCCAACTTTCCGGCCGTCCATCTTCATCATAAATCACTGCATTAGGATAGTGCTGGGCCAAATCCTCTGCCACCAAGCCGATTTGTGTGCCACCGACCAGTTCTTTGTCCCGACACTCCGGCTTGTAGTTGTACTGGCACACCTGTACATCGTAAAGACCGTTTGGATCCAGCACAGCGTCTTCTACCGGTTTGATATTCTCTTTGTATCGTTTTGATGAGTTTGCGGTTGTAATAACGCCGCTTGTGTTTACAACCAGTGGAATGGTTCCACTTGAAGATTTAAAACTCAGTCTAATATCGTCTTGTACCGTCAGTTTGCCTCTGATTGTCGTGGCGTTATCAATCCATATACTCTTCCCGACAAGGTATAAAACATTATCGCCACCATTCGCACTAAGCACAAACCCGCCTTTTGATTCAATCGTATCACGGTACGCAGTGCTTCCGCTAAGCGTCCAACTCACTTTAGACAGTACAAATCTGGTTTCAACCGAATCTTTTGATCCCGCTTGTATACACAAGTTGCCATTCTGCTGCATTCTTAAGCAAATATCTCCGCCTTCTAAATATGTTTTGGCTCCGTGCTCATACTGACCGTATCCAATTACAAGGCTGTTACCACCAGATGCAGCATTAATGATTTCATATCCGGCAAGATCATATATTTTTTTGTAGAATTGTACATCGGCATCAAATTTGGTTTTCCCTTCCACCGATAGGGCCCCGCTTACATCTACCGAACCATTGCATACCATATCGCCGCCCATCGTTACATACCATGTACCAGTATATGAACCGTTGCTGTTCTTTTTTTGTGCAGAAAACACCCAGGAGCCTTTGTTAGTAGGCTTTTGAATATATGCACGATAACTACCCAAATCCGCATACAGTTCTTGGTCGGTGATGTTCCATCCAGCGATCGTGCCTTTATCCGCAAGGATCTCAATACCGGAGAGTCTACCGGCTGAAATGTCCGTAGCATTCAGGTAATACTGGTTGGTTTTTTTGTTGTAGTACACCGCAAAGTCCTTAAATGGGCCTTGCAATCCGGTGGTAGAAACAGCCATGCCGTTCTTATTCAGCAGCAGGCAGCGTCCTTTGGTCTTGCCCTCCGCTGCCGGGTACTCTCCGATATAAAGCGCGTCTGACACACCATCGCCGTCCCGGTCGATCAAAGCAGCGTAACCGCCCACTGCGTTCGTGATAGAATCCGTGGCGTCCTGAATGCGCTGCGCCAACGGCGCTGTGACCTGCTGCATAGCCTTAGAGATCATGCGGGAAAGAATGCTTCCGGCAGAGCTGCTCTCCTGTTCTGAACGGGCATGGGCGGCCACATCCATAGTGACGGAGCCATCATAATCATACTCCACACCCATCAAGGGGATATGGTGATCGCCGGTATCGTCCCGGTAAGTGATCACATCGAAACTATCCAACGCCGGATTGGCCGTGAGCAATGTCATACTTCCCGGTCGGTACTGTATGCCCAGGTCAAATACAGTCTCGCCCTGGTCTCCATCGTCTATGTAGATCATATCAGACACAGCGTTGAATACTTTTTCCGCTTGGGCCTGGGTGGTGATCAGTGGGTTGTCGAAATACAGCACCTCGCTGTTGACCGACAGACTATCTGGTGCAAGAATATTCTTATTCCCATTGTTGCAACTGATCCCCAGGTAGGTTTTGTCCGTCTCTGCCAGTGAAACCTCTGTGACCGTGTCATCTGTCACCGCGTATTCTGCCGTACCATCATATACCTGGGCGAAAGTATCTACTCGCAACTTGCCTTCTCGATCAAAGACGGCAGCACAGCCGCAGAACCCAGCCACATAACCGATGGCATCATTCACATTATAGGCAGTGACCTGCTGCTTGCCGTCCTCGTCTGTTTCCGTACCGCAGAGCAAAGAAACATCTACCGTGCCAAAGCCGGAGACCTTGCTCTCCACGCCGGCAGCCAACTCAAAGTTACCCTGGCGTGCCAGGTCTTTTAAGATTGCCAAAGGGGTCTGCTGACCGCTGATGGCGGCAGAATACGGCATAGAAAGATCATACATGTGGTCGTACATTTCCAAAGTGGTACATTCGCCGGACCGAGTGACCTTTTCCGGATAAAACACGCCCATTGGCACCCACTCCACTGCACCGTTGACCATACAGCCAAAGTACACCACGGTTTTCTGCCCGCGAAGCACGGCTCCGGCGGGCACAGCCCACAGAACGCAGTTACACCCACAAGCGTAGGACTTTGCCAGCGCGTAATCGTCATGGCTGACACTGCGGTCAATATTCAGCTCCATAATGTTATTTTGCTCATTTGGGCTTGTAGGATCCGTCTCATCGTTGTAGCCAAAAATGAAATTGCCACATTTAACCTTCACATAGATCCGTTCCCCGTTTTTGATGGCCTGGTTAAAAGCTGTGCTTGTCTTGTACATAAAATACTCCTTTAGCGCTCGATGGCATCTACTTTGTAGTTGATGAAATACCGGCAATCCCTGGCACCGGAATAGGCTGTCCAACTGGGCGTACCAAAGTAGCAGTTGAACGAAAACACCGTATTCCCGGAAGTATCCTCCAGTTTAATAGAATGCCAGGGCTTACTCGCATTGTTGATCACGCCGTTTAACTTGTCCAGCTCCGCCCGGGTCAAAGGTGGAAAGGACAACTGCCTTGTTTTTTTAACCTGAACGATACTGCCGTTCATATAAGCCGACTTGGAGCGGCCTGTGTTAGAGGACCACACCTTTTCGTCTGAACAGGATATGGCATTGAATGATGGGTTTGGCATTTTTGTACCGTCAATATATAGTGGCATACCGTCCCTCCTTACGCTGTGGCCGTAACTGGGTCACGGCCTTTCTTTTCTGTTTGGTTCACATCATCCAGCACCACCGTGCTTAAATGCTTACCGCCCACATATACCGGGATCGTTACATTGACCGCCTGCCCGCTGCTACCCAGCATTTGCACCATCATTGCGGCTACCTTGCTGATCCACTGGGTGTTTCGCTCCAAGGGCACAACGGCCTCGGCGCCCTTACCCTCCAACAGACCGACCTGGCCTTTTTTCAGCACGCCGCCCTTTTCCAGCTCTGGGATAGTGGGTATAGAAAACAACTGGTACTGGCCGTTGGTCACGCTCACGCCCAGGGCGCTAAGCACCTTAGACAGCGTGCTGCCAACGCTAATCAGCAGTTTGTCATTGATCTTGCCAACCATATTGTTGACCAGTTTGATCACACCGTTTAAGGGGCCTTTGAACGCATTGGTAAAGGTGGCTTTCAAATTCTTCAGGCCGTTCTTTAAGCCGGTCACGATCTTACCGCCAAGGCCGGTGACTTTTGATACAACGCCATTTTTCCCGGTAAAGAAATTAACAACGCCGTCCTTAAATCCTTTGAATTTTTGGCTGACCTTTTTCCACAGATCGCCGATACCGTCAAACAGGCCTTGGGAAATAAAGCCGCCCTGTTCTTTCATAACCCTCGAAGGTGACTTGATCTTAAAGGCTTCCTGGAAGCCTTTGAGAAACGGCTGGAAGATATGTTCATTGATCCACTTTCCTGCGTCACCAATACCGTCAACAATGCCGTCCCAAATGCCCTGGGCCACATTACCGCCGGCGTCTTTGATCTTTCCTCCAAAATAGGTCTGCACACTGGAGATGGCGTCCATAATCAGTTTGCCGAGGAATGCGGAAATACCACCCAGGGCGGCGCCCAGCGCCTCAAACAGAGAGCTAGCCATGCCCTCAAAGTCAATACCGGCTATAAAATTCTCCAGCGCCGTAGCCAGCCCTCGCCAGTCCAGGTTTTCCAAGAAACCGTAAATGGCCTTGAACACACCGCTGATGGCATCCGAAATAGTCTTGGCCACTTGGCCCCACTCAATAGTGCTCACCAAGCCGTTTATGTTGCTTGCAAGCCCGGCACCCAACTGGTCGAACTTAAAGGTGGTCAGGAATGTGTCCAGTGCGCTGAATATCGTATTCACGCCCTGTCCCACGATCTCACCCACACCTGCCCAGTCAAAGTCCTGTACAAAGCCGTTCAGGCTATTGGCAATGCCGCTGACTGCATCATTGACCTTTTTCCGTATGCCGTCCCAGTCCAGGTTCTTGATCTTGTCGATTACTTTATTGCAGGAGGCCGCAACCTGCTCGCCAATGCCCTCAAAGTCGCCGCTTTTCCACAGGTTCTTAATTTTCTCCAAATAAGCGGAGAACTGGTCGGACGCTGCCGGTGTCTTGGCCGCAGAAGAATTGGACGAGCTGCTGTCTTGCTGATCATCACTGACCTTAGTAATTTGGTCAAACCCATACAACTCTTTTTGTGCTTGAGACAGCTTTTTCGTCTCTTTTGTGGTCTTGCCCACAGCGGTGGCTGTGGCATTTACTTGCGAAGCGATCCCCACAGAGGAAAGCAAGCCGCTGATGGCATTAGCCACACTCATGGCATAGGGCATGAGCTTTTCAAACAGCCCCACAACCACATTGATGGCCGGTGCCAAAGCTTTTGCAAAGGCATTTTTTAAGGCTTCCACACGGTTATTCAGGGCCTCATTCTGACTTAAATAACCGGTGATTACCGAGCGCAGCTCACCGAAAATGTTTTTACACACTTTCAACCCCAGCGATACCACGCCTATGCGGCGGATAGACTTGACCACATTCAGCAGAGACTTACTGGCCGTACCGGAAGAAGCACGCATATTTTTCAGGTGACTACGCACCTTGCCGAAAGCGGCGCCCGCTGCGGACCCGATTTTACCGAATACGGAACCTGTTGCCCTACCGATAGCCCCGAATACAGCACCCGTCTTGCTGCCGACGGTTGCAAACGCGCTGCCGAGACTTTTAACCTTGTTTTTGAACTTTGTCATTCTGCTTTCAACCGGTGGAAAGGCTTCCTCTTGCAGAGCGTTGTCAAGCTCATTGCCCATTTCAGTCAGCGCTTCACCGTTCTGCTTTATGGTACTGCGTAGAGATTTATACCGCGTGGTCTCGATCGCCAGGCTGCCGTTGGCTTTATTGATTTGAGCCGTGGTCTGCGCCATAGCATTTTTTTGCTGGTTCATTTGTGCGGAAACACTTTGAATTTCTGCTTTGAGTTTATCGAGTGTATCCGTTTTCAAATTATCGGGATTCAGCCCTACATCCCGGAGTTCGTCATTGAAAACCTCCAAGTCGTTTTTCATGCGTTGCAATCCGGCCCTGTGCTGTTCAATTTCCTCCAATGTCATATAACGGGTCGATATTCTACTTGTGGTGCGAATCAACCCAGCCAATTCCTCATGCTGTTTGTTGACACCGGCAATTCCATCTTTATAATCGTTCAAAAAAGCCTGCTGCTCTCGATATTTTGAGGTCACCGCCGTTAACTGGCCTGCCAGGGAGGCATATTCTTTGTTCTGCGATTTCAGCTTTCCCTGTAATTGCTCCACCTTGTTGGAGTAATCCATAATCTTGACGCTGCTCGCTGTAGCCGCTTGCACATTGCGCTCTTGTGTCTTTACCAGGCTTTCCACCTGTTTACCCAGCTTGCGAGTATCTTCATAAGCGGAATTCATCGCTTGGGCGGTCGCCGCACGCACTTGACCGGTCACACCGGACAACTGTTTCAACTCGCCCTGGAGCGTTGTAATGCTCTTTTTATACTCGCTGATGTCTGCCGTAAATCGGGTTACCAATTCTTGATCCACTTTTTCACCTCACCTTCTGATCTAATTACAACTGGTTGAAATAGGCCAGTGTCTTAGCCGCCTGAATGTCCAATATATCCTCCTCAGTCCAATAGGGGAAGCGTTCATACACAGGGCCCATATCTTCCCCGGCAACAATAGAAGCGATCACACCGGCCTGGATATAAGCTATTTGTGACAGATTTTGATACTGTATGCGCTCCCGGTCACGATGGAACAGGATATATCGCTTTAATTCACCGTAAGTCATTGCAAGAATGACCGGAAAAGCAAGGCCGCAAGCATTGGCTTCTAAAATCATATCCTCCAAGGTGCAATACTTACCCTGGAAAGGAAGCGGGCTGTTCCTCGCTTTCTGCCGTCTGCTCCATGCCATCAAAAGCAGCATTGAGCATCTTTTCAATGCCGGCTGAAAGTTTCTCGGCCTGCATATCGCTCAGTAGACCAGACACATTGGCCAACTGAAAAAGAATGTTTGAAAAGGCGTCCATACCGCTGACGCCGCTGTCTACCAAAGCGTCATACAGAGCCTCACCGGTCATATCTCCGTTGGGATTATCGTTAAAGTGCAGTGCCTCATCCAGCACGGCCAGCAGCCGCTCCGGATCACTGGAAGCGCTGAGGATCACATCCAGGGCGTCCTCGTTGAATTTATTTTTCAGTCGCAGCTGAGCAGCTACAGTCAAACGCAGGTGCACAGTCTTGCCGCCATTCAGCTGCAAATCGTATGTTCTGGTTACAATATGGGATTCGTTCATTGTCATTTCCTCCTAAAAAGTGGGGAGGCAGTCGCCCGCCTCCCGAATAGTCGATTTACGCGGCGGGGAACTCTCTGCTCCAGTCGCCGTCCAGCTTGTAAGAGACAGTAGCCTCCATCAGGCTGTTTACGCCCGGTCCCTTAATCTTCAGGCTGGGCACACCAGAGTTGTTAAACTTGGTGCCGTCCGGCAGCTTAACCATAATGGGTACGGACACACCGGCGTCCTCCAAAGCTGCCAGCACCCGATAATCCGATGTGGCGTCCTTTGCGTTGTACAGAAAAGTCACCTCAAAGGCGTCTGCTTTCTTGCGAATACCGGTAATGCTGTGTTCCACATCATCGTCATAGCAAGTGGCGTCCAGTTCTTCCCGTTCGCCCTTGGTCAGATCGCCGATTTGGGTGGCGTAGTTCAGGCACTTGGCTGTGGGGCCGGTATAGTTGGGATATACCTCAATGCCTTTGGACGCAAGACCGCGTTCCGGCTTTGTTTCGTTCATATAAAATCCTCCTTAATCTATCAGTCGATTGGTTCTTGTATCAACCCGGCGACCGTAACGCAACGATTTGCGCAAATAACCGCTGGGGTCGTGTAAAAGCGCGTCCGAGGACGCGAATTGCCGGATCAGGCCCAGCGAGGTCAAAGCCTCGTCTACCTTTTCCGTCAATTCCAACAGGTCCGGCAAGGTCATAAACCACAGATCCACCTGATAGGCGATCACATCTACGCACGCCAGTTCCGTGCCTGTATTGGTGATCTCATAAAATGTGATCAGGTTACCTGCCGGTTTGCTCTCCGGAAATGCCATCTTAATGTCATAGGGAATGTCCGACTGTACGGATTTTAAGGTATCCCGGATCACTGCACGGTAGTTTTTCACTTGATCGCCTCCTGTATAGCCGTACCATAATGCTCTGCAATCACCGGCTGCATTTCCTGCATGCCGTTATACATAAATAGCGCCGGCAAGCGGCCTTTCAACCTGCGAAATCCGTAGCCGGGTATATACGCAGTCCAAGGCTCATGCTTGCGCACTATACCCAGCTCACTGTCCAGCGGTGTACCCTTTTCGTCACCCACAGGTCCGGTTCCAAATTCCACATAGGCCGCATACTGCATATTGGTACGGCTGCCTGCGGTCACCCGATCACCGTCACGCTCGCAAAAGGCGGCGATAGACTCCCGCAGCAGTCCGGTGTCCTCCGGGCAGTTGCTGCGCTGACGGCCGGCCATATCCTCTGCGTCCTGCAACATCTGCCGCTCCAAGTTGTCCAGCAGATGATCTGCGGTGCGTTGCAGCGTCTTGGCATAGGCACCCAGCTTTTCGATCTCAATGTTCGTTTCCACCGGGTGCCCTCCTCTCTGTGGCATTCGCTGTCAACAACCGATAATGTAGGAACCGCTGCACGGTCTCCACCTCCAGCCAGCCAATACCCTCTACCTGTACCAGGTCGCCGGGCCGTACGCCCACAGGGTCATACAACACGGCTTGATACCCGGCAGACAGCACCCGCCCCCGCTCCTCAATAGGGGCAGAAGCAGATACCGGCTGCCAGCACAAATACAAAACGGCAGGTGTAGCACTGTATGCGTTCTGCTCAAAGTCGTAAGCACTGTCTCTGATCGTCTGTGCGGAGAAAATCCGTGATTTTACAGTCCACGACTTAGGTGTTTTTGCTTTCACAGGTACGCACCTCCCTGTATCTGTTGTACGGCTGGAGCAGGTCGGCAATGGCTGTCTCCTGCTCCGCAGGGGTGGTATAGGTCTCGCTCATAGATACGCTGCCCTCCGTATAGGACGCACTCTTTACACCGTACTCCCGATCCTGTATAAAGCTGTTCAGGTGCACAAATGCCAGTTTTGCCAGTGTGGTGGCCGTTACCACCGGCGGCAGCTCTTGCGTGCCCAAATAGGTCAGGCAATCGTCCTCTGCCATATCCAAAAACAGCTGCAAATCCAGCTCTTCACCGGCGTGTGCGTACCAGGCCTCGCATATCTTGTCGTAACGCCCGGCAGCGGCCCGCAGCAGCCGCAGAGCCTTGTTTTTCATCTCATCAGTCAAACATATCACCCCATAAGAAAAGGCGCCTTATTTGGCGCCCTTTTTTGTATCCTCTTTTTCTTGCAGCTGCCAACCGGCATTCAAATAAGCCGGCAGACAACTCCGATCAATGACCACTTGGGTCTTGCCCTGTACAACGGTTACCTTTTCCATTTGTACCTCCCCGGGCTTAGCCCTGCACCTTGACGATCATATTCTTGTCCAGTGTGGTCACGCCGTACAGAATATCAAAGGATACGGTGTCGATCTTGTGGGTGCTGTCGTAGTCAAAGACCACACGCACACCCAGGCCGTCCGCAGAAGCCACATAGGCGTTCTTGTTGCCCATCGGCAGATCCATAGGACGGGTCACCAGTGCCACGCCGTTGCGGTGGAACCCTACGGAAGTGGGCGCAGAGATCACAGTGGCGTCCTTTCCAGACAGTGCAGCGTGCAAGGGCTGGTCAATAGCCACCTCGGCCACCGCGCCGCTGGCAGCCGTAGCGTCTGCGGCAAAATGGTACACATAGCCGTCCACAATAAAGCAGTCGCCCTTTTTCACCGTGGCAGTAGCAGCAGTCACAGAGGACAGCTCCACCTTGCTCTCACCGGCAGTACCACTGACCTTATAAGTCTTGGCAGTGCCAACGGCATTGTCCAGATAACCGTAGGGATACGGTGCGTTCTGGCTCATGTAGGTGTCCATGGTGTACACCTTGCCCAGTTCTGCGTCCCGCAGGGCGTTGCCGTCACCGGCATAGGACACCTTGGACAGGTTGTCGTCCGTAGCATACAGCACCTTGTGCGAGGGGTTCAGCACCAGGCGGCGGTTCTGCACCGGCACACCGGCAAAGTCCAGATAGCTGCCCACCTTGGCAATATCTTTAATGGGCTTGGTTGCGCTCTCTCCGGAAGCGGTCACGGTGCGGCCGGCGCCCTCTACGGCAGTCGCCAATACATCTGCGTCCACCGCGCTGGCGATGGCGGTCATGGCCGGTTCGATCACCTGGGCAGAGAAGTCGCGCAGATCCAGGGACATTTCCTTAGAAGTGATCTGCACAGTCACATCACGCAGCCGGTCCATCTTCACGGGTACACCGCCCTCGTTCAGATCCTGGGGATCCACAGCGCCGGTAAAGTTCTTGGCTACAAACTTGCTTGGGCGGCGGGCGGTAACCGTGTCGCCAACCTTCACAAATTCGTTCTCATAGTCCCGGTGGACCAGGTTAGCCATCACCAGGTTGTTTTTCAGTACCATCAGTGCCTCATTGGCAATGACATTGGGTGTTAAAATCGTATTCGGCATTTCTTATTCCTCCTATTAGCCGTTCTGTTTTCTCCACGCCTCATAGGCGCGGAAGTCTGTGGGCGGTACATTGTCGCCCGCTGCTTCCTTACCTGCCGGCGGCAAGTCCTTGCCCCGCAGGTTGGCGGTTGTGGCGGCCTGTACTGCCTCTTGAAATGCGGCGTCAAAAATCTCCAGGTTCTTTTGCGAGGCAGTGGCGTCATTCCCGGTCAGGATTGCGGCAAACTGCACAGGCAGCTTACGCTGGAGCAGCTCAGCCGCAACAGCCGTTTCCAGCTGCTTCTTGGCAAAGGCTGCCTTTTCCTGTTCAAATGCCTGGCGATCCTTGGCCAGGTTATACCGCTCTCGCTCCTCTTTGTTCATACTGGATAGTTTTTTGGCTTCGTCCGCCTGCTCTTTGGCGCTTTCTTCCCACTTGGCTCTGGCCGTGGCAAGCGCCTTGCTGACCCTGCTGTCAAATTCACTTTGGAATTTTTTGTCTTTCAGCAGTTCGTCAAAGGTCGGAGTGGTGTTGCCCCCATCGGAGTTGGCGTCGGTGTCGCCCGCTGCCCCCTCTGCGTTGGTGTCTGCTCCATTTTCGCCGGTATCTTCGGCAAACAGCTGGAGGTTCAGCGGCAGGCGTGCGCACACCCGGCTCTGTTCTCTGCTGTTTTCCATCTCGGCATACTGTTTTGTCATTGCTGACTCCTTTCCCAAACCGTACGCTGCCGGTTCGTTAAATGATATATTCCCACAGGCATTGCCTGTAAATGGGCATAAAAAGAGCAGGGCTGCATAGCAGCTCTGCTCACTTTGGGTTATTTATTGCTTTGCTTGTTCGTCATAATCGGAGAGAACCAGGCAATAAAGACATTACAATTCTATCAGGTCATCTGGTCTTACACCGCCAAAATATTCGTCTATGAGTTCTTGTAACGCTTTTTCTTGTTCTTCTTTACTAATCTCTTTGTGTCCCGTTACTCTTGCTACAGGTGGATCATTCCATCTGGGAGCGCTAAACAACTTTTTGTCCTCCATAGCTTTTCTCCTATTTTTCGTGCAAACAAACCATTACTTTATAACCTTTTCGAACAACTTTAGAAACAACAAAGCTACTACCACGCGCATACAATATCTCTTGCTCGCCTGTATTGAAGGATCGAATATCTCGTCCGTTCTTACACTGCGGAATATAGATTTGCACCTCTGCGTCCGGGTTATAGGTCTTTCCGCAGGTTGCAGCTATGTACTCGTTGTAAGTAACCGTGTTGCCGACCGTATGCGTGTTTACAAACCTTTGCAGTTCCGTGGGATCAGATATAACCAAAGAGCGTTTGACCGGTCCGTTGTACCTGGGGAATTTCTCAAGCGCACGGTCTAAGTTAGTTATAGCGCTTTTTTCCTCGCTTGTCAACTCTATACCCTGCCGCAGCTTCTCGTTAATCGGATAAAAGTCACTGGAGACCCAGCTGTTCATTGCGTATTCTTCCTCTTCCGTCAAGCCCAGGTCTCTCTTCTCCACATACTTTTCATACCACTGGGCATAGGTCATATCTGCCGGTACGGTCATGGACTTGCCGGTTACCGGATCCCTGGCCCAGCGGGTGCCGGGGCGGTTACTCACCACCGGCACAGTAATACTACGGCAAAAAGGGTGCATAGGCGGCAGGTTCTCGCCTGCTTTTGCCTCTTCCACCAAAAAGGTCTTGCCGTCCAGCTGGCGGCAGACGGCGGAGGTGCGCAAATCCAAAGTAGCCATAAACCGATACCGGGTAATGCCTGCTGCTTTATAGCCCTCTAAAAAGCCCTGATTGGAGAAGTGATTGACCTCTGTACGGATCAGGCGGCTGGCACAATAACGTTGCCCGCTGTCGCTGTCTGCACCTATGCAGTCCTCCAGCAACCGTTCCTCCATATCGTGCAGGGTCATGCCGGTCATGCAGCCTACCTCAATGGTGCGCTGTAGGCGCTTGCAAAAGGCGGCGTTATTCTTCCACACACGATCGGAATAATTTTTGCCGCTCCACTTATGGGTAAGTGCGGCCTGTACACGGCGGTCACTGATCAAGCGAAAGTCATATAGACCATTCTGCTTTTGGTCGTTAAATATAGTGCGGTAGTACGCTTGTTTGAGTGTATCTGTCAGTCGCGCTTTCGCCAGCCGTTCCTCCCGCACGCCCATGGCTATGGCTTCCGCACGAATAGCGTTCTGTAAAGCCTGCAAACGGCTGATACGGTCCGCATACGCAGGAGCGTCCAGCATAGCGATCAATTCACGCCGTGCCTGTGGTTCCTTAGTCTGTTGTAGCTGTTCCAGCAGACGCTGGCGCTCCTCTGCGGTTTGGCCTGCGCTCAGCAGCTGCAAGGCATAAGCCTGGCTGATCTGACCGTTTTTAACATACCGGCGGAGAATACGCTCAATTTGCTCGTTGAGCTGCTCTACACCCTGGGCGTACATACGGTTGACCTCCACCATCGTAGCGGTGGTGCGTGCTTGCAGCAGGTGTTCCAGGTCAACCGTTCGCCTTTTCCAATACTCTGCTGCTTTCATAGGTTAAGCGTCCTTTTCTTTGTCTTGCTGTTCCTGATCTGCCGACTGTCCCTTTTCATCAGCTTTGTCCTCCGCCTTGGCGGCAAAGCTGTCCATATACTGCTGCTGGTTCTCCTGCTTTTGCTGTTTCATGTTCTCCACAGCTTCCGCCGGGTCCTTAACGAACCATAGCAGGGACAGCAGCGTCTGATCGTCAACCAGTCCGGCGTTCTTCAAGGTGCACACCATCTGCACGATCTGCGCCTCATCAATGGGCAGGGCCACAGTGAACACAATATCCACATCGTCCACGGACACCGGGTCAATTCCGTTATGGGCCAGCCAGTTGTTATATAATCTCCAGCGTTTCTTTAAGCCCGCCTCCATGGCACTCATTTTGCTTTTTACTAGCAGGTGCAAGGCCAGCAGCTTCAATTTCAGCGCCACGCCACTGGCGTTGCCTGCAAAGGCCTGGTCTGTCATATCCGGGGTTAAGGTCATCTTATGAATATCCGATACCAGCGTATCGTCCAGCACCTTTAATGCGTTCTCATCAAAGGTCTTTTGCACATATTCCAACCGGGCGTCCTGTGGAATACCATCTACAAAGTGATCCTGCTTTGCGGCTGCCATCGTCTCCGGCGGCAATACCGCACCATAAGCAGCTAAAATAGAATTGACAAACTTGCGCTTGTCCGTCAGACGATCGGACAGCAGCTCATTGCGGGCGTCTATCAGGTTGGCCACCTGCTCAAAGTCGCCTTGTCTCTCCTCGTTGTTCTCATAACACACCACCGGCACCTCATCAAAGAAGTGTGGCACCGGTGCACCCACCGGGTTGTACACATAGTTTTCTTTATCCAGCGATGTGCTTTCGTACTGCTGATACTGGGTAGCCGTATAGACTGTTACCGCATAGTACCGGCTGCGGTCTGTGCGCTCCCGCTGCTCAAACCACAGCGCAAACAAGTCTTTGTGCTCCACGGTATCATCTTGCACCAGCACGATCTGATCCGGCGCATACACTGCGGATCGCGGGCGTGGTTGCTCCTCTGTGCTGGCATATAGCAGCTCACAGCTTTCGCCATATATACCAATGGCCTTTCCGTTTCGTTGATCTACGGTAGCGATATTCTGACTATGGTAGGCCGCCATAACGGCGGAAATGTCAATCTTCTTTCCGCACAAATCGCAAAGGCCGTCTTTGTCCTCATCCACAGCGTTGTGGCGGACCAGGGTGCCGTTTTGCCGATCCAGCTTGGCCTCAACCGTTGACACCAGGGAAAGCTGCGCCTGACTGTCTTTCTTGTCCCGGTCGTTGCAATCGTACTTTACCGGCTCACTTAGGAAGTAGCCGCGAATAATATCTACGATATACTTGGCATAGTTGGCCTCTGCCCGCACATCATCCTCTTCATCTCCACGGTGAAGCTGTGGAACACCGATATACCGACCATATAGGGCGCGACACCGTCTTTCATATTTATTTGCTTTACCGATCACATAATCGATCACCGCAGAAGGCAACTCGCCCCGGTCAAGGTTCGGCACATCGCGCCGGTTCATGTAAAGTATCATTCTATGTCCTCCTTGTTACGATCCGCCCCAGCGCCGTGCTTACAAAGTAACGCATAGCGTCCATAGCGTGGTCGTCCTGTTTGACCGGCTCATCCCGGCCTGCCTGAGCCGCTTTGTCATACCAACGGTAGGCGTAAAATTCCGCAATGGTACGGGTGCAATCCTTGCTGAACAGCAGATCCGCCCGCTGCAATAGCGTACATACGGTACGGATTCCATCCAACACCGCGTTATCCGCCTTTAATACCTTGAGCCCCCGCCTTTGCAGTTCTGTAATGAAAGAAGCCGCCGAAGGGTCAACCACTACGCAGGTATACGGCGTATCGCCGATAAAGGCCATCATCTCGTCCGCATACTCTGCGTCCGTCCTTTGTTTATGGTTCTCTCGCCCGGAATAGTAATATTCCTTGGTGCATAGCCATTTGCCATGGTATTTGCGCCACATCAGGAACACCGTAGGGTTTAGCGTACCGTAGTCCACACTGATATAGGCAGAACCTTGCAGTTCGTTATCCGGCGGCAGCGGAATACAGTGCCGACTTTCATCAAACATATCGTAGATCAGGCCTTCTGCCACTTTCCATTCGCCCAGGATATACCGAGCATAAAAAACGCCCGCGTACATCGTTCTGTACCGGGCTTTGACCTCTTCTGTCAAGGACAAGTTATCGTCCATCGTAAAGTGAAGGTAGAGTATTCGCTTTTCTTGCCGCTTCTCCGGCAGGATCCATTCTTCGTAAAACCAGTGGTGTGGGTTATCCGGGTTACAGTTAAACCAGAATTTTGCACCACTGACAGAGCACCGGGCGGTGGCCTGCTGCACAAAGGACTGGGGCATTAAAGCCACCTCGTCAAAGAACACACCGGCCAGGGTCATACCCTGGATCAGATCCTGGCTGCTTTCGTCCTTGCCCCCGAAGATATAAAACGCGTTTTCTGTGCCGCCCCGCGTCACCACAAGCACATTGTCGCTACGGCTGTATTTTACCTGATACCCGCGACTTTGCAGCATTGCAGGCAGAAAAGAAAGCACATTCCGGCGAAAGGAGCTGATTGTCTTGCCGCACATGGCAAAGTTCATGCCGCTGTAGGTACTCATAGCCCACAGAATATAGCTAAGCGCCATACTCACCGTCTTACCGGATCGTATAGCGCCGTCTGCAATTATTCCGTTTTTGTCGCTCACAGGTGATGTTTTGCACCACCAGGTGAGCACCTGGAGCTGCTTGGCGGAGAATGGCCGAAAGTGAAAGGTACTTATTCTTCCCATACCTGTTCACCCGCTTTCTGCTCCAAGGCTTCCAAGAAGCCATCGTCCGTCTGTTCATCTTCATGCCCTCGGGCCAATTCAAAGTGACGCAGAAGCTCTGCCAGGGCTTTCACCCGATCAGATGTATTCGGCGGCTTTGCCGTCTCTGCAAACCCAATGGAGCACAGCGCGTTCAGCACATCCGTTGCGGTGAAATCCAACTTGTCCAGCTTTCGCTTTTCCAGGTCAGCGATAAATTTTTTTACCTTATCATTTCTTAGCAATCGACTCGCTTGGCTTTCTGCGCTCCCGGGCGCCTTACAATTTGGGTAAGCAGCCTGGTAAGACCGTTTCCCGTTATGGTCGAGCACGTATTCATAACAGAACAGCCTTTGTTTAGGTGTTAAGGTCTCTTTACCCATGCTGCTCACCTCCTTTGTAATAATCACGGATTATATGCTGTTATTTTTTCTGTTTGCTATTTGGAAAAAATTCATCCAGTATCTCAAGCGTTAGTACCGCTTTTTCAAGATGGATATTTTTCTTTATCCAAGTAAACAACAAAGCAACTGATGCAACGATAGCGGCCACGATCACTACGACAAGGACGATATAGCTTATCACTCCTTTACAGTCATTGTGAAGTGCAACGATCCAAGAAGTCATAGTCGCAATTAAAGAAAACTCTGCTGCCATAGACGCATTAAAGAATTTGGATGCGGATTTCACATCCGTCTCAGCCATAATGCGTTTGCGCCGGCGTTCTGCCGGAGAAATGTTGGTCAGTTCTGTCTTGACCTCTTCGTACTCCAGGACTTCACGATTTTTCTTCTGCTGCTTGCCTAAAGGTTTTTCAGAGCGTTTACGCATGTATTTGTTTCCCCCCTTTCGCTCACCATAATTATAGCACATCTGAAAATGAGCCTCGTAGTAACCGCATTTTAGAAAGGGAAAGCACAAAGACAAAAACCAAAGAGCGCACCGTTTGGAGCGCTCTTTCAATCTGTTTGGCAGTTTATACTATAACACAGACGGTAACCTGCATACTATAACATCAACATGCATTGCATAGTGGTTTTTTATTTTTCGCATTCCAGCATATCCAGGGACTGCGGGTGAATGCGAGAGACCAGGTGATTGTATGTAATATCTTCGTCTACAGCGATCTTCTCAAAAGTGTCACCGTTCAAATACCGCCGACGCAACACACGCCGGTGCAACGGGCTGCGTACCTGCTCAATAGCAGCCTCAATTTCTGCCCGCTGCAACAGAGCAAGCCGGACTTGTTGGTCCAGCTTCTCTTTCAGTTCTATAATGCGATCTACCGTCAAGGTAAAATCTGCCCGCTGCCCGCCTCCCGGCGTGGGAGAGAGGGAAGCCGTGATCTTTTGCGCCCGGCTGTTCAGTTCTTCGATCTCCTGTTGTGTAATCTCAACCTCCGCCCAGCACTCCCGATAGCGTTGCAGCCATTCCTTCTTTTCGTTGTTCGTCATTTTTCCTCCTGCTTTTTATTCTGCTCATTTCTTAAAGTTCGGACCAAAGCCGATCACGCCGAAAAATGCAACAATGACCGCCCCGGCCACAAGAATGATTTGTGCTGCTGTACACATCCTGCTCACCTCCCTGTGCTCCCGAACCCGCCGTTGCCGCGTTCGGTGTCTGCCAGCTTGTCCACCAGCACCAACGCCGGAGTGTCGATCTTGACAACCACAAGCTGGCTGATCTTGTCCCCACGGCGCACAACATAATCCATACCGCTGTGGTTATACAGTTTGACGGCGATACTTCCGGTGTAGCCCACATCAATCACGCCCTCGCTTGTAATGCCGTACTTAACATTCAATCCGCTTTTTGATTTGAGAAAGCCTGCGGTATTTGGCGGCAACTCAATATGTACCCCGGTGTCAACTGTCACCGCTCCGTGTGCCGGAATTACAGTGTCCACCGGTGATAGCAGGTCAAGCCCTGCGTCCGTATCGTGTGCTCTCACAGGCATGAGTGCCTGCTCGTCCAGTTGAATGTTCATTATTCATCCTCCTCGCAGATAATCTCCAATCCGTATAACACCGCTGCAAGATGTTCAATCCGGCAGCCTCTGGCTTGCCTCCAGCCACGGCAGAAGTAAGCAGCGTGGCACTTGCTCATATTCTCCAGCGACTTGGCAAGGAAGCACAGCGGGATATTGACAACACCTCTTTCTTTCATTGCCTTATCGCTGTACCACTCATCAGTAAACAGCGTGTTCACGACCTCATATCCTCTTTCCTTCAATGCTTGGATTGCTTTTTCTCTTGTAGCGATAATCTCCGCCTCACTCTTTCCAGCCATCGGCTGGCTCAACATTGCTTTCTTCATTTCGTTTCTCCTTCAAAATCGTTCCAATCTATTGCCTGCCCGCAATTAGGGCAGTAGTTTAATTCACCTTGTAGTAAATCCATAATGCCGTTACAATTACCACAAACAAGAACATAACCGCCTGTCTCTAAGCTGAAATTATATGGTTTGTAAGGTATCTGCTTTTCAAGTGCTTCTTTTATGGTCTGCAAATCATCTTGCGTTGTTGGTATGCTATCATTGTTATATATTAACGAGTGGATGATGCTTTCGATGATTTCTTGTATTGTCACTCTTCTACCTCGCTATTAAGCCATTTTTCTTTACACCTAATACAAGTCCAATAATCACTAACTAATTTGTCGTTCCCTTTACATTCGCATAACGGGTTATTATACCGATAAGGGCAACAAATATTTTGAAATATTATTGACTCTTCCGTTGCTCCGCCGTCATCAGCAGGATGTTCCCCTTGTAGAGCAAGAATGAGTGCTTCTCTATTTGTCATTCTTCCACCTCCTGAACATCAATTAGCGCAGCTTTTAGATTTTTCCAAATCTGACAAGTTCCTTTGTATTTGATATTGCAAAAACTTTCACACGAACAAATATGGCAGGGATTTGATTTAACAAATCGTATTGCTTGATTTGTTGTAGATACAACATCAATTTTGATTTTGTTAATCTTCAAATCTCAACCTCCATTCTCGGCGGGTCTGGAAGCTCTCGCCAATGCGTAACATGCGGGTGGAAGAATGGTAAGTCCTCCCACTCCATTCCTCTGCAAGACAGCACGAAGCAACCGAAGTCCAAATCGTAAACGAGCACTTCTCTGTCCGTGTCCGGCAGACTGTCCTTTACGCTGATCCAGCCAGACGGCGCAGCGCAAATTTTGCACTTAGCCAAAGGCGCTCTTATTACCTCGCTTTCATCAATTCCACAATGAATTACAAGCAACACTGGAATGACACTTTCGTGTGTTGTTTCTTTGGTTGACCCACTGAGCAAAGGAATGTCACAGTAGGTGTTGCTTTCAATCCTTGCTACGATTTTGTAGATATGTTCCGTTCTACTGAATCCAGTTGGAATTTTGCAATATTTACCAAACATATCGTCATTTGTTACGAATTCGCTCATTCATTTTTCTCCCTTCCATTCTCGCAGCTGTACTGCCCCCTGTGTATCGTCTTACCGTCAGGTGCCAGGTGTTTGCGGCAGCCGTATTCATTGCTGCCCAGATTGCGGCCATACTGGCAGCGATCACAGCGCACATAGAATGCACATTGTTCAGCCATCTGTCCGTGCCCTCCAGTTCCGCAGCTCGACCTCCACATAACCATCCAAGTCATAGGTCTTGAGCACTTGCAGCTCCACCACCTGCTTGTCGTCCGGGTAGGCCAGGCCGTTCAGTGCATCCAGCACGATCTTGGCGATGTTGTCCGTGTCCGGCTTTTTGGTGGGCAATACCATGCCGGCCATCATCTCCACCTTGCGCCTTTTGCTGGTGCTCTTGGGAATGCCAAACGCCGCAATGATCGTTGCACTGACCGGCTCGTCCACAGCGAAGGCCATCAGATCTCCATATACCTGCCGGTAGCAGAACCGCACCTCGTCCTCGTAGTCCTTGGTCTTCCTGGGCGTATATGTAGCAATATGGTCACCCCGGCGCACAGCCCGGTGCCGTCCCTTGCCCTGGGGCTCTCCCTGTATCGTCAATCGTACCATCATCTTGCGGTCACCAGCCTTTCATAGATCTGCTGGGCCATTGCTGCCGTGGCCAGCTCTTCATCGCCGTGAGCGTTCAGCCGCTTGGCATACCGCAGCAGCGGCTCCGGGTTGTTCTCATCCACCAGCATGTACCCAAAGTCACCGGTGACGATGGGCACGCCCTGTTCCTGCATGGCCTTGCGCTCCGATCTCAGATCCCGCTCGCTAATACGCGTCCGCCGTGCCAGCTCTTTGCCCCTCACCGGCACGCCGGGCGGGATCAGTGCGTCATAGATCAGCGCCTGCCGTGGTGTCAGTTTGTTAAGTTCCATAGACTCCTCCTAAAACTTGATATCTGTGTTGTTCATGGTGTCCCGCTTGATCTGCTCCAGGTCGTAAGACGGTGGGCTTTGCAGCGCCCCGCTGTTCTTCCTGTCCTCTGCGCCCCACTTCTGCAAAACAGAGAAGTGGTCGTAATAGGTCTTGTGGGTGTTGTGAATGTGGAAGGACAAGTTCTTGATAAGCCGCTGCCAGTCAAGTGGGAATTGTTTTTTCAGCTGTGCAAACTCCTCATCGGTTAATCGCACATTCTTAAACTCGCCATATAATTTTGCGGGCGTGCACGCGCTCGCGCGCTCTCTCCCCTTCTCTATTCTTTCATTCTTGCATTCTTGTTTATAGAAAGCGCTTGTTATTTGATTGTTATCTGTTTGTTGTTTGTTTGTTATTTGATTGTTATCTGCTTGTTGCCTATCGTCTGCTGACCCTTGATATTTGGCGTAGTTACGCAGGATAATAACGGTATTTTTGTTTGTTACATTCTTGGAAATCTCGCCAGTTTTTTGCAAGTGTTTCAGCGCCGTTCTCACTTGCATATCTGACAGCCCGCTACCGCTTGCCAAAGCACTGATGGAGGTCACCACGGAGCCGCTGCTCAGCGTTTGGCCTCGCCATTGCTGCGGCTCCCTGTTGACGATAAGCAATAAATGCAAGAACAGCTTGAATGTGGGTACATCGGTGTACCACTCCCAATCCAGCAGTTGCCGGTAGGCTTTCACCCAACCCTGATTGCTCATATCTACTCCTTAAAACGGCAGGTCGTCATCATCATCAATCGGCTCAAACTCTGCGTCCGGTGCGGGTGCTGCAGTCTGTGCGCCACTCTCTGCCTTTGAGCCGCAGAAGGACACCTGGCTGGCCACCAGCTGCACGCTCTTGCGTTTCTCGCCGTTCTGGTCCGTATAGTTGTCTGTCTGCAAAGAGCCCTCCACGGCTATCATGGAGCCTTTGTGGAAGTATTTGCACACAAATTCTGCCGTCTGCCGCCAGGCGGTGCAGTCGATAAAGTCCGTCTTGCGCTCCTCGCCTGCCTTCTGATAGTTGCGGTCCACAGCCACCTGGAACCGCACAACGGAGACGCCGCTGGGCGTGGCTCTCAGCTCCGGTTCGTAGGTCAGTCGACCCATAATTACGGCATTGTTAATCATAGATAATTCCTCCCAAAAATAGATATAAAGTCCTTGTCCGGGTAGGCAGCTTCAAATGCCTGCTGCCCCACTCGGTGTAAATAATCCATCGTCTGCTTGCAATGGTGTGCGCCTCTCGGCGGCTCGTTGTGGCAATTATGGCACAGGAGCACCGTCAAGCCGTATTTATCGCTTTTCCGTCTGTTATACGCCCCGAATACATGGTGTCGCTCCAGGGCCCGCACAGAGCCGCACAGGTAGCACTGCCGCTGCTCTTCCGGCTGAATAATGCTCTTCACTGTTTCCCCTCCCAAGCAGACATCAGCTGCGCCAGCTCCGCCGGCGTCATAGTCTCAATGCCAAGTGCTTTGCAGTCCTGCACCACAGCGTCTATGAGCCGAGCCATGCGCTTTGTTCCGTAGCAACTGGTGCCGTAATAGAACCGCACCAGCGAGGTGCGCGGATAGATACCATCGTCCACCTTCTCCGCTGCCCAGCCCAGGCCGTTCCTCCCCCATGATTTCGTCATGGCATTCACGGCACTGTCCGGCAGTTGGTAGTCCACAGACTTGCCATACTGCCGCACATAGCCCTGATAAATCTCGTCCTTGGTGATCTGCGGGTCGTTCTTGGCCAACTCCGCTTGCAGCTTGCCGATCAATGCCCACATGTACCTATTGGCGTCTAAGCTGCGGTGCTTAACCCTTGGTTTGATCTCCAGCACATACTCTTCCTTATCCACCAGGGACTCAATGAATGCGCCAACCTTGGCCATAGTGGGAACCAGGTCAGCTTTTTTGAATTCGATTTTCATAGACCTAACTTCATGAAGATCTTATCAGCTTGTTGCCGGGTCAGATCTTCAATGCGGCTCACTTTGTAATAGGCCAAGGCCTTTTTGACCCGCTCATTTTGTGCGTTATCTTTCAGCACGGCCACCTGATCCGGGCTGATCTTCTCCGCTGCCTGCTGCCGTGCCTGTTCTTTCTTCGTGTCCTGGGGCTGCACCTGCTGGTACTTCGTCCGATCAGCTGCCCAGTACACATCTGCACCGAACCCTAACATCTTGCAGCACACAGACAGAGCGTCCGTATAAGCCATCTTGTAGCACTCATCGGAGGTGTACAGGCCGCTACCCTCCTTGGCCACCAACGAGGAACCGCCAATACCCGGAATAGGGGCGCTCCATGCATCGTTGTACTTCACATAGAGCAGCAGTTGCACATACACAGTCACCACGCCGTCCGCGCCCAGATCTTGCCATGTGCGGCTGACTTCCACCTTCCAACCGATACCACAAGGGCCAAACTGCTCCGTCAGTGCCTTAATACGCCACATTGGGTTAATATCAGTCATGCCCTTTAAGCGGCCTCCTTTAATGTTCTTCTTGGCGCTGTCCGGAACCTTGCGCACCGCCTCATATATCTTCATGTTCTCCATTCCATTCACCTCACTTGATCACGCAGCCGGGGGTCTCAATCAACGCCGCACCGGCTACCGTCTCCCCTGCCAACAGAGCATTGCGGATAGACTGCTTGTCCACCTTGGGCGGCTGGGGCTGCATGTATTCTGCCGGCACCGCTGCCAGATTGAACACATCCACCGACTTGCTCGATGTACTGGTCAGCACGAACCGTCCGGCCTGCACCTTATCCTGCTGGGTGGCAGCCAGGTACGCCGCCAGGGTCTTCTTCATCCGCTTAATGGCGTTGTCCGCCCGCCTCTGTTTATCAGCGAAGAAGTCCTTTTCTCGCTTGTAGTCCTCCACATCCGCCGTCAGCTGCCGGATCACCATACCGTAGTCCTCCAGCTTCTCCGGCACCATCATGCTGTCCAGTGTGTCCTGGACCGTCTGTTCATCAATCTCTCCGGCTTCCAGCAGCTCCATCAGCTGGGCTGCCTGGCCGGTCAGTTCATACAGTGTCGCCATATCGTTCTCCTTTATCTATATTCAGTACAATGCAGGCCTCTGCCCGCGCCTCCGGGTCGCAGTCTTGGGGGCAAAAGCCGTAGTCCTGCACAAACTTGTCCATCTCTGCGTTGGTCATCAGATCACCCCCAGGTCGTAGCAGTTGCGATGCCAGTTTTCGCTGCGCCGCACAATGGTCGCTTCCTTGTTGCTCTCGTCCAGCAGCTGCTCCAACTTCTCGCAAGCACATTCCCAGCAGTAGCTACCGCTGGGCTCATCGTTGCCCGCACCGATGGAGAAACCATAACCCTCAATGGTAATGTCGCAGCTGTCACAGGCGATCACGCCCGCCTCCTTGTCATACATCGGCATTCTCCTCCTGCTTGTCCTCGCCATAATCCAGCTGGCGAACAAACCCATGCGCCTTAGGCAGCGTCAGCAGAGCCTCGCTCACAGGTACAGACACAGCCTCCAACACATCGTATATATAGCCATGCACGGCCACTCTGTAACCGGACCGTATTTCGCTGAACCCAGGAGCACGGCACACCTTGCCGTTGGTCATGATCACCAAGTCCATATATTCATTACTCATTGTCATTGTCCTTTCCCAGTTTTAAGGCGCGTAAATACGCCACATCAAAATCTGTCAGCGGCGCCAGCAGCACCACTCTATCCTTATCATCTTCAACCACCAGCTGCTTGTCCTGTCGGGCCTCGTCCTCGTCCTTGGGCAGCACGAACACCGCCAGGGCAATTAGTGCACAGCCGGTGCCGCTGATTGCCACGGACACCCACCAGTACGGATTGTCCGCCACTAAGCAGCAGCCAAACAGCACAAGCAGAAAGCCGGTGATCACCAGCACTATCCCTGCCTTTTCTCGTTTTGTCATTGGTTTTCTCCTTAATACTCCACCGCTTCTTGGCGGTTGATGAAAAAATGAATACCATGCGAACACTCGTTCCATCTATCATCATCGAAAGAGTCCGGATACACATTTTCGCCGATCTTATATTCAATCGGTTCATAAGCATGGTTGGTCACATGATCGACTTCAGCCTGGCTACCGTCCATATTCGTGATAGCCACCACCTTGGCATAACTGGATCTGCACTTTCTCGTGGTTGCTGAACAGCGTTTTGCGTCTTGTGGAATCAAAAGTTCGATAATGTATGAGCCACACTTTTTGAACGCCGTGAAAGAGCCTTTTTCAGGACACACAAGCGGTATGAAGGGAATGTTTTTGGCTCCACGCAGGTTGGCTCCATACAGGTTGGCTCCACACAGGTTGGCTCCACACAGGTTGGCTCCACACAGGTCGGCTCCACGCAGGTCGGCTCCACACAGGTCGGCTCCATACAGGTCGGCTCCACACAGGTCGGCTCTCTCGCCGCCGTCCTCATCGTTCAACCACTTACGGTGGCGTTCCAGTATCTCTTTCAACTTCTCATTATCCATTGTTATTCTCCTTTGCAGTTGACTGCAATTTAGTATTTGCCGGCTTTTCTCGTCTTGTCATATCTTCGCTAACTCCTTTACCTCATCCGGGTGCTGGGCGTAGTAGTCGCTCATGCTCTCTGTGAGCCGGTGCGCCATCGCCGCCAGCATGCGGCTGTGTTCTTCTTCCGTCAAGTCCTCCAAGGGCTTAACCTTGCCATCCACCATAACCATGATCACGGTGGTCAGTTCTTTCTTCATTTCGTTCACCTCAATTAAAGTTACGCAAGGCCGGATTGTCCGTATGCCTTGACTTTTTCTCTCTCAACGCCTATACTATAGGTGTTGATATGTGTGTATGCCTTTTGACTATCAACTCCTTTGACCGACTGTGCCAGCAGTTGGTCTTTTTTTATTCGCCAGCCCTTTGGGCAAGCGGCAGAGCCGCAAGCTGCCCGCTGCAAGGCAAAAGTGCCGTTTGCGATAAATGTGATGTTGGGTGGTGGCGGGCACCGGAAGCAGGAACATTGGGGGTAATTTGACAAAAAAGAAAAGAAGAAATAGAAGAAATGAAAAAAGGTCCCGCTGCCTGCGTATCTCTGCCGCCGCCCAAAAGACTGGCATTGGTTGTGAATCGTTGCTATAATGATGTTATTATGACGAAAGGACGAAATCAGATGAAATTAAACAAAGACTGTGTAAGAGAGGTACTGATCTACCTTGAAGAACATCTCGGTTACAACGACCACTTAAACGCCTCTACAATTCAAATAGACCCATACACTTCCGAAGAAATCTTGTATACAATCAGCTTGCTGTCAGAGGCCGGATACACAAAGGCCGTCTCGGTTGCAGATCTATGCACCACACCAACATATTTTGTGGAATCCATCCTCATGCCAGGTCACGATCTACTGGATAACATCCGAGATGACAATGTATGGAGAAAAACAAAGAAAATTGCTTCCAAATTTGCCTCTGCTTCTCTGAATGTTCTCTCATCCGTCGCAACCAGTGTCTTATCATCAATGTTGCTTAATCCACCTACCGTTTGAATTGGTGTTCCAGCACCTGGCGCAGGCACTTCTCCATATCCACTTCGGTGAATTGGATGTTCTTATCAGTCAAATAGTACAGAACCGCTCTTAGCCTCCAATGCGCCATCAGTGCACTGATCATCGCAACAGTGGAAATAAGAACCAATACAACAATCACTTTTATTCACCTCGCTTTAACTGCCTGCTGCTTATCTAAAGGCTGGCTGTCTCGTCACAATTGTTCGCTTTTAGTGAACCTTGTAGGTAAAAAAATATAGTCCATAGGGACCCCATAGAGGTCTGCCAGCTTACAAAGCTGATCTACTTTAGGGGAAGAACGGCCTGTTTCCCAATTTCGTATAGTATCTCTACTTACTCCGACCTCCATAGCTGCATCCGTTTGACGCATATTCGCATTGATGCGCGCAGCTTTGAGCGTTATCTTAAACATCGTGTTCAGCACCTCCTTTCTCGAGTTCACTTAAAGTGTACCATACATTTGGTCGCAAGTCAACACTTAAAGCGAACTTTTTTGCAAAAAATGTTGACTTTTTTCGTCTTTAAGTGTATAGTGGTTTCGTAAGATGCAGTGAGGTGAACAATATGGAATACGACAAAAGAATATTCGCCAAGAATCTGAACTCTATAATGGAAGAATGTGACAGAACGCCTTCCGATATAGTCAACCTTCTTGGAGTAAGTAAATCTACTGTATCCAGTTGGAGAAACGGCGAAAAAATGCCCCGCATGGATAAAATAGAGGCATTAGCTAATTATTTTGGGTGTCTTAAATCCGATCTCATAGAACAAAAGTCTCTCCGCGCTCCGGAAGTGACAGAAGATACTGTGATCTTCCCGGTAATTGGTGAGATTGCCGCCGGGTATGACTACCCTGCGTACGAGGACTGGAGCGGCGAGACGGTGGAGATCCCTAAGTCTTACCTGCACGGCCGCAGCCGGGACGACTTCTTTGTGCTCTCTGTTAAAGGTGACAGTATGTACCCCCAGTATATGGACGGCGACAAGGTGCTGATCCTGAAGCAGAGCACCATGAACCGCTCCGGTGAGATCGGCGCCATCATCTATGACGGCGATATGGCTACATTGAAGAAGATAGAATATGTGGACGGTGAAGACTGGGTGAAGCTTATTCCTATCAACCCGGAGTACACCCCTAAGACAATCCGAAACGAGGACCTGGAGCAATGCCATGTTCTTGGCATTCCACGCCTGCTGGTCCGCGAGATCGAACAGTAAAATCGTATATACCTCCACATGGCGATATAAATATTATGTGAAGAAGGAGGTGCCATAACAAATGACTATTGGTCAAAGAATAAAAGAAATGCGGCTGGCCAAAAATCTAACGCAAGACGAATTGGCAGCTCGTATTCACACAACAAAACAAACAATACACAAATACGAGAACGGTATTATTACCAATATACCATCAAACAAGGTTGAAGCGATTGCAAACACTCTGAACACGACCCCGGATTATCTGATGGGCTGGAAAACGAAGGCCAATACCCCAATTCACGACAGAATAAAGGCACGCAGAAAAGAGCTGGGCCTTTCCGCTGAAACAGTAGCTGAGAAACTGGGTGTATCGCCAGCCACCATATATAGATATGAAAATAACAACATAAAGAAGATTCCCTCTGAAATTCTTGAGCTGCTTGCAAAGGTGCTTCATACTACTCCGGCTTATCTTATGGGCTGGGAAGAAAAAAAGGCACCAGAACCTAACAAATATGACCATTCTGCCAAGGTTGGCAAAATGGTCATGCCTAACGAAAATAGCATGAAAAAGCTCTACAAACAAATTGCAAAAATCGGCCGGCAGTACGGCGCGGCCAAGGTGGTGCTTTACGGCTCCCGGGCGCGTGGTGACAACCGGCAGCGCAGCGATATTGACCTGGCGGTGTACGGTATAGACGACCGAGGACGGCAGGCGCAGCTTGCCCAGGCCATTGAAGACCTGCCTACCCTGCTGGACTTTGACCTGGTTTTTGTCAGCCGGGACACAGACCCCAAACTGTTACAGAACATAGAAAAGGACGGTGTATCCTTAATGAGCAAATATGAAGAAAAGCGGGACAAATTCAAAGACGCAGTGCAGCGCCTGGAGGAGGCCATTGCCGACTATGACAAGCTACCCAATTCCACCATGCGTGACGGTGTGATCCAGCGCTTTGAATTTTGCACCGAGCTGGCGTGGAAAACCTGCCGTGAGTATCTGCTGGAGCAGGGCTATACGGAAGTGAACAGCCCCAAACCGGTGATGCGCCAGGCCTTTGCTGACGGCCTTGTGGACAACGACCTGGTGTGGGTGGAGATTCTGAATGCCCGCAACCTGACCACGCACCTGTACGATGACGCAGAGGCCACCAAAATCTTTGAGGACATCAAAGACAACTATCTTCATCAATTCCAGGCGTTGGCCAGGAAGTTAGAGTAAATCACAACAAAATAAAAAAAGCCCTACCCTGCGCCAACAGGATAGAGCCGATAAGCAGGATATGCAGTACATAACCCACCCAACATTGGATATTGTACCACATCCCTGCCGATAAATCAAGCAGGGCATTTTTGCGCCCTTTTTTAAGTACAATCTATGGGAGTGGTACAATGAAATATGCAGCGGCATATATCCGCGTAAGTGACGACCGGCAGGACGAATACAGCCCGGACAGCCAACTTAAGCTCATTCGTGAGTACGCCGGCAGAAACGGCTACTGCGTGCCGGATGAATATGTATTCTATGACGATGGTATCTCCGGGCGCAGCGTTAAAAAGCGCAAGGCATTCAATGATATGATCGCCTTTGCAAAAAGCAAGGAGCACCCATTCCAGGCAATTCTTGTATGGAAATTCAGCCGATTTGCTCGGAACCAGGAAGAAAGCATCGTATATAAATCCATGCTGCGGCGCATCGGCGTGTCGGTGATCTCCATATCCGAGACCATAGACGACTCACCCTTTGCCCCGCTGATCGAGCGCATAATAGAATTCATGGACGAGTATTACAGCACCCGCCTGTCCCAGGAAGTGACCCGGGGCATGACGGAAAAGGCGAGCCGTGGCGAAGCCATGAGCGCCGGTGCCTTTGGCTACGACCTCCAAAACAAAGTGTTCACACCCAACGAGGACGCGCCCACCGTGCGGTACATCTTTAATGCTTTTCTGTCCGGCAAAGGCTACCGCAAGATTGCTATGGAGCTGGACGCCATGGGCGTAAAAACCTACCGAGGCAACCCACCGGACAACCGCTTTGTGGAGTACATACTGATGAACCCGGTGTATGCTGGTAAAATCCGCTGGAGCACAGACGGCAGAGCCTCCAGGGACCGGTACAAGGGCGATAACAGCAAGGTTATGTATGTGGACGGCAAGCACCAGCCGATCATAGATCAAGACACATTCGATCAAGTACAGGAGAAGATCATGGAACAGAAAAGACGGTATGGCAAATGGCAGCGCAAGGAACAGCCGGTTGCGTTCATGCTGAAAGGACTTTTGCGCTGCGACACCTGCGGTGCCACGCTGACCTATATTGCCGCCAGGGATCCCGCCGTTCAATGCCACAACTACGCCCGGGGCAAGTGCAAGGTATCGCACTACCTATCCATACGCAAGGCCAACGCTGCGGTGATTGCTGCCATAGAAAAATCTCTGGAGACCCTGGAATTCAATGTGCTGCCAAAGGAGCAGCTGCAAAACGAAGTGGTAGACTACTCGCTGCTCATTCGCAAGGAAGAAGAAAAGATCAAGCGGGCCAGTGATGCCTACGATGCCGGGTATGACACGCTGGAAGAGTATGGGCGCAAAAAGCGGGCATTTCAAAATAAGATTGAAACACTCAAAGCCGAGCAGGCCAAGGTCGAGAAGTCACAGAGCGGCGAAATTCCGCCCCAGTTCGTCCAGCAAGCCAGTTTTGTGCTCAATTTGATAAAGTCTCCGGATACAGCGGAAAGCGTCAAGAACGAAGCCCTGCGCTCCATTGTAGACCACATCACATTCAAAAAACCGGACAACACACTGGAGATATTCTACTATATTTGA